GTCCACATCGCCTATACCTAAAGGCTCTATGCATGTGGAGGGTTCGCCGCATGTGGACACTCAACTGTCAACATTGGCCGAATGTCGGCTCCGATATGACTTCAAATCACCCTCAAACAGCGCGCAGGCTGCTTCGGCCCAGTCGCGCAGCGTCTTGCCTTCCGGATGATTCCCCACAAAGAACACCGTTCGCTGCTTCACCTTCTCGCCAAATTCATACGAGACTGGCTGCTTCGAAATGGCATCGCCGGCATACCGCTGAATGGTTGGGCTGAACAGCGTCAGCGACGTGTACTTCGGCTCCCCCGATCTAGCGCACCAGACCTGAAATGCCTCGTACAACTGATTCACGCTGCAGGTGATGAACGGAAGCGGTAGATAGCCGTTCGACCATTCACGATAGAATCGCTCCGCTGGCGCCAGACTCTTCTCGATCAGCCGATCCTTGGCCTCGTTATAAAGTGGCTTCGTGTGCTCATTGAAGTCGCCCATATCCAGCTCATGAAGCAGGAAGTAGTAGAACGCCTCAATCCCGCCCTGGGCAATCTCCTGCGCAACTGACACGTAGAATTCGCGCCCCAGCGCCGGCGGCGTCCACACGACGAGGTAGCGCCGGTCAGTCTTATCGAGAGCCAGCGGCTGCAGCTCGTTTGACAGGAACACGAAGTTCATCTGGTTCGCCTCGCAGTGTTCCGGCATACCCTTGGGATTGACGATCACTGTATCGCCCGCCACCAGATACTTGAGCTTGCCCTTCATCTGCTTCAGCTCGGCCCGCGTGACCACCTCGTCGGCCACCATGAACAGCTTCATGGATGCCCAGTCGTTGAAGTTGGACTCCAGCTGCGCATTGCCGATCACATAGCCGTACTCGCCATAGATCGCCTTGACGACTTTTTCAAAGAAGAAGTTCTTACCGCTACCCTCGTCGCCGTGCATGATGATGGAGGTTTCCATCTTCGCGCCGGGATTGCGCAGCGGGTAGGCCAGCCAGCGCAATATCCACATTTCCATATCCTCGTTGCCATCGCACAGGTGCGAAAGAAGCGTCTGAATCTGGATGCAATTGCCCTTCTTCGGGCGCATCTTCCAACCTGAGAAAAGGTTGACCGTTGCAGTAGGGCCGGAACTGGCAGGGCTGGGCCGCTCAGACGGATCGAAGACAATATTCTTCTTCAGCACCCACTTGCGAGCGTCGCCACCCCAAAACTTCATGACATCACTGTTTTGGACGATTGTTCGCATGGCCGAAATCTTCATCAGCATGCGCTGGCGACAGTCCCACACCAGGTCTTCGCCGTATATCAGGATGAAGTTTTCCAGCACGTCATCGACCTGATCCCAGTGCGCCTGCCCGTACACTTTTTTGGGCTTTTCCTTCTTCTGATTCTTGTCACCCCCGCCCCCCGTAGCCGAAGGCGAGCCGGATACGTCAGCATCTGGTGGCGGCACCGAGTCATAGCGAGCATCAAAGTCGGCCGGCGGCCCATCCTGCGCCTCGCGCAGCGGCTGCTTTTCGCAAGGGGGTGGGGGGGATTCGGAAGACACCAATGATCCTGCAGACTCCGACGCAATAGGCAACGCCTCTGGACCAGAGGGGGAGGGAGAAGCATTAATAGGCTGCTGCGCAGCAAGGATGGCAACCCCGATCTGCGCCGCTACAGCCTCAATCCCTTCCTCTACATGAAGGTCGTTCCAGTCTGTCAGCTTGCGCCCCGCACGATCAGCAAACAATGGGCGCACCATCGAGGCATTGCCCAGCGCGGCGACTGCGGCTGTGCAGGCTGTCACGCCGGCATTGTGGTATTTGTAGGTGCGCCAGGAGCGGCCCTTGCGCACATCGGTTTCCAGATACTGCACGCCGTTGGCATCATCGCGCCACGTAGCGCAAACCTGCACTTCTTCCCCGTCATCGGCCAGCACGGTCTGTTGCGAACCGTCCAGCTGCACAGAGGCGAAAACCTTGAATTCCGAGCGCAAGCGCTCGATAAAACGCTCAGCTATCAGGTAATCATCGTCAGCGAGAAAAAGCAGATGCGCCGCAGGATACGCAGAGCGCACGGCAGTAGCCACCGGCAGGATGCCACCGGCGTCGAACGCAACGGCAACAGGCAGATCGATGCCAGGGAAGATCGACATGCGAGCGCTGCGGCATGTGGCATAGCCCTCACCTATCGCAATGATCGGTGCACCAACTGGCGCGCCTAGCATGTGATACGCACCGATCTTATCCATGCCCTTGTTGTACAGCTTACCGCCTTCCGCATCGATCTTTTGCAAGCCCACGATCTGGCCAGCGCGCGTCATCGGGATTAGCAGTTCGCCCTTCTCACTGACACGAACCGCCTCTGGCGTCACCTGCTTGCGCTCAAGGTAAGCGTGTACAACGGGATTGTCCGCCGCCTTATTCCACTGGTCGCGAGCGCGGCCAGCAGCCAGGCGCGCAGCTTCCTCGCGCTTATTCGCTTCGGCCCGCTCCGTCGCGCGCATCTTGCGCGATAGCTCCTCGCGGTCAGCATCAGACATCGACTCGTAATCGATCTTGACTGGCACCGTATTGCGTTCCTCACCCACAAAGTGGCCGAACGCGCCAGTGATCGCCTCGCGACCTGACTTGAGCGTCTGCTGGCGCAGGATGTACCAGCACTTATTCTTGGGGCCGAAACGGTGATATTTGCCATCGAGGATAGGATGACCAGCTGGGAGCGACGGCATATCGTTCTCCGCCATCTGCGCCTTGACTTGCTCAACACTGCTCATTCGGCGCTAGCCTCTACGGCAACAACCGAGTGATGCGGCACGTGCTGGCCACCCATGAGGGACGGAATGCGGGCGTAATCAAACGCACCAGGGCGCGATACGACCGGACGCACCATGTGATTTTTAGCCAGAGGGCGAACTGGCGGCGCCGTGCGTGGAGCTGCCACCGACAACGTCACGGCCTGCACTTCAACGCCGCGACCAATCGCCCAACGACCAGCGTTCATGATCATCACGCGGCCACCGGATACGTAGATCATCTTGAGGCGCAAAAGGAACTCCACCACTTCCGCTTCGAAGCGCGTCACGCGCCCCGGTGCGAGATCATTGGCCCACTCTTTGTAATCCATTTCGCCGCCAGCAGCTTCCAGATAATCGAGCGCATCCCACTTACGGGTTCCCCGCGTGACTGCGGGCCGGACACGAGTACCCATCATTTACCCCCTTTGCAGTAGACGCGGAAGATCAGCGCCTGCAGCTCAGAAATGGTCTTGTGCATGGCATCGGCGATTTGGGTCAGATCCGCACGCTCGGTTGGATCGATCTCGTTATCAGACGTCGCTGCCATGAAGTGATGCGAGTACGTACCCAGTTCCTCGTAAAGTTCATGGAACTTACGGTGCACGTCTTCGTTGCCGTCCGTGATCACGTCTGGCAGCTTGACGAAAGTCCCGCCGCTGGCGATAGCAATGGCCTCGGCAAAATGCGTAGTGCCCGACAAGCGCTGCAGCGACAAGCTGTGCTCAGTGGTCAGGGTCTGGCCCTTGACCTCGTAAGCGCGATTGCGCAGCGAATTGACGGACATGCCCATATAGGCCGCCGCCACGTCCCACGAGCCATTAACGGCCGCGATCATTTTCAGATTTGAACCACGGATTTCCATACATTCCTCCCGTTTTATTTGGTTTTAGAAGTAAAAAAAATGAATTACAGTTCAGACAACAAGAAAGGAATACGCTATGAGCATGCTGACGAGCAGCGCGCCAGACTGGCTTATCGAGGCCATTGGCAAGAGACACCTGGTGCTGTACACGTTCGAGAGTCACTGGGTTCTGGTCGAGCCGCATGCCTTTGTCCGCACTCGCGATAACAGGGATGTGGTTTTGGCACGGGAGCCTCTTTCAAATCGGGGCTACTACGCCACACCAGGTCAATGGCGCTTCCTACGACTTGATGCACTGAGTGCCATAAATCGGCCACGACGGTTCGAAAGCGGACTGCAAATCCCGCTCGAGTACGCGTCGAGAATCGCGGCAGTACATCTGCAGGCGAAATAGAGGTGCGTTTTATGAAATATGGACCGCAGTTACATGAATCTGTGCGCACGACGACGGAACACTCGCTGCAGCGCCAAATGGTTTCTGCATGAATTGGGCAAATAGAAAGATGGCCGATCCAGCTGAAACCAGCCGCACGAACCGCCTCGCATTCTTTGCAAAAGCAAAGACGCTCACGGTGGCGCTCGATCAGCTTCGGCCAGCGACTGGGGAACAGCTGATTCAGGACGTTGTGATAATCGCGATGGCACTGCTCCCAGCCAGCGCGCCAGCGGGCCTGCTCTTCCGGAGTGCGCTCAGCCATGGTTAGCCTTCTTGTGCGCCGGCAGATTGAGGATTGCGCGATGATGGCCGTGATCGGGCACAGTAAGCGGCGCACCTACCAGCGATGGGCCAATGGTGGCGCGGCCAATAGGCTCCAACCGCGGCACGATGATGCCCAGCTGCTCGCAGATTTCGGCACGCTTGCGCGCCTCGTGGGCGGCGATGATCCGCTGGACGCTTTCGATGGTAGGCGTCATGCGGCCACCGTTGATCCTGGTGCATCAGTTCCACTAACGCAGCCAGGAGCAAAAGCCTCAGGAAGCAATTCGAATCGTGATACAGCACCGCCTGTTGCGCGCTCAATATCCACACAGCGATTTAGCGGGGCCCTGCCGCGCTCAATCCACTTGTAGACGGCTTGTTGACTAACACCGCAAGCGTTCGCTAGCTGGCCTACACCGCCAGCAGCAACGACTGCCCTTTGAATGGAGGTTTGGGTTGTAGTTTTCATAGCCTGAATTAAAACACAGCTTTATTTTTAATTCAACCTAAGATTGGTTGAATTAGTGCCGTGCCAATTGGATCATTCAGTCATGAGTACAAACGTCGGAAAAATCATCTCAGATCGCCTAAAGGATCTGAAAAAGACGCAGGGATGGCTGGCCGAAAAGACAGGTGTTTCGGTCAATGCCGTCTCCGTATGGACACGCACCGGTAAGATTTCACGAGAAAACGCAGTGAAGGCAGCGGCATATCTAAATTTGACGCTCGACCAACTTCTAGGAACGGAAGACCCACACCTTCAACTCGTACCTAAGACGCAGTCGCGGCTAGAGCGGCTAGACGACATGGAGGATGCCTTGGTCCAGCTCTTTAGGAGTGCAAGCGACTCCGGCCGGACGATGATATTCGCTCAGGCCAAGCTCGTAGCTGAGCAAATGCCGCGCTCAATCCGCAGAACCAACCACGAGTCTTAACCCCCTAAGCCGTTCACCTGGGAAAAGTCGGACATAGTCGTCCGATAGCAATCTCAGCATCCGTCGCGCCTCTGGCGTCATTTGACGCATATTCTTCAATACAGCCATTTCTTCCGGACTGACGCACAAACCTGCGTCAGCTCCACCAGTACTGTCCGGTGCCAACATCTATCTTTGCCTTCCAATTTATAAAGATTGCTGATTACTTACTTAGTTTATTTTGAAAATTTGCAACGTCAAGCGCCCTTCATAAACAGATTTCACCCCGTATATCTCAAACGAATTCTCACCTAATTCTCACATTTCGCATGAAATAACATCAAAATTCAATCTAAGGTTGACTAAAAAATTAATCCTGTGATTTAATCCAAATTCCAACTGGGATTTAGGAGGTCAATCATGGGTCGCAAGGGAAGCGGAAAGTCGAAGCACAAACTCCCCCTGACACTGCCGGTGCAATTCGGCCTGTCTGACGGGAGCAATGCGCATCTGCTGGTAGATGCGCGTGGTGAAGTCTTTGGTAATTTGTTCGGGATCATGCACCACATGAGCGTGGCAGAAGCCCGAGCCAGCAGCCGCAGCACGCGCGGCATCCGCGCCGCCGAATACGTGGTGCACGCAATCAACGCACACGACATTCAGGCCCATGCCCTGAAAAAAATCGCCGCCACCGCAACCAGCAAGCGTATCTCGTCGATAGCCTATGACGCCCTGAAAGCAGCGGGTGAGCTATGAGCTATAAACTGACGATCGTCTACGAAGACGGCAGCGAAGAACGCCGGACCGCAATCGGCAATCTCAACGCAATATGTGATGCAGCCTATGACGCCGGCGCACTGGGCGTCACGGCCATCGCCGTGCAGGTGCGCAAATGACCGCCGCCACCCGCGCACCAGCTGGGCCAGCGAAGAAGCCAACGCCGCCACCAGGTCAAGGCGAGCTGCACGACTCACTGATAGCAGCCAACGAACTGGCCCGCCTCGCGCGCATAGCCGAGTCCACCGGCTGCTCCACCCAAGAACTCGCTACCGAATCCGGTAAAGGGATCGATCTGCCACGTCTGTTCGACGCAATGCGCCGCCGTGGCTACACCGTCGATGACCCGAAGCGTCCCACGCAACAGCTTTACCTCTCACGCGGTCTGGAAGTCTGGACCGTCGACATCAGCATCTGCGGAACCCGCGCCACCATGGCGTTCTATGTCCCGGCTCCGCAGAAAAAATCCACCAACTAACAGGAGTCACCATGGCCAGCAAAAAGAAAGCCGTCGTCGTCGAGACACCGGCCACCGCAAACGTCACCCTATCGGCACCAGCCGGCGGCAAGTATGAGATCGTCACACTCACCTATATTCGCCGCGCACCCAATAACCGCAAGCGCTTCAACGCCGACGCGCTGAACGAACTGGCGGAGAGCATCAAGGCCATGGGTGTGGCCCAGCCGATCCTGCTCCGCCCTGTCACCCCGACCGACGAGCAGCCAGAGAAGTACGAGATCGTGGCCGGTGAGCGCCGCTACCGCGCGTCCATTATCGCCGGCATGCAGGACATCCCTGCCCTGATCCGCGAACTGAGCGACCTCGATGCCGACAAGCTGCGCATTCTGGAAAACCTGCAGCGCGAAGATCCACACCCCATCGAGGAGGCCGAAGGCTATCAGGATCTGATGCTCAAGCACGGCTACAACGCCGACCAGCTTGCCGCTGAGATCAAGAAATCCCGCAGCTATGTTTTCGGCCGCCTGAAGCTGTGCGCGCTGAATAACGACGTACGCGAGAAGTTCGTCGACGGTGCCATCAACGCCAGTATCGCCCTGCTGATCGCTCGTATCCCCATCCCTGCACTGCAGACCCGCGCGCTGCAGGAAGTCACCGAGATCAAGTGGCCAACTAACGAGCCGATGTCCTATCGCAAAGCAGCAGAGCATATCCAGACCAAGTACATGCTGGATCTGGCCGAGTCGCCGTTCGATCTGAAGGATGCGAAGCTGCTGGCCAGCGCTGGCTCCTGCGTAAAATGCCCGAAACGCACGGGCAACCAGCCCGACCTCTATCCCGAAATAAAAAGTGCAGACGTCTGCACTGATCCTGACTGCTATGGCGAGAAGCGCGCAGCGTACTACGCTCATGTCGTGGTAATGGCAAATAAAAAAGGCATCCCAGTTCACGAAGGCGAAGAAGCGCGGGTCATCCGCAGCCAGCAATGGAACCGTCAAGGCGAGCATGTATTGGCTGAGACTGGCCTGATGTACTTCGAGCGTAACGCTCCAGAGACCCGGAACGGCGGCAGTCCTAAGACCCTGCTAAGCGAAGCTGAACTGCCGCCAGTAGCGGCATACGTAAAGGATGCTGACGGCCGAATCGCCCCTCTGTATCGTCGCGATGAAATGCAAGCAGCCCTTGAGAAAAACGGCGCCTGCGAGACACTCAGCGCCTACACGGCTCGCATGAATGCTGACGAAGATGAAGGTGATGACGAAGATGAATCGGGTGCACCACAGTCTAAACATTCAATGTCTGACCGCGAGCGTAAGCATGCGGAACTGAGAGCGCGCGCAGAAGCCGAAACCAAGTACCGCGTCGAACTCTACAAGAAGGTGCGCGCACACGGCACCGCTGGTTTTAGCCTTGAGTCCCTGCGTGAGTTCGTCAAGATGCTAGTCCGCGCCGACTATGGCTTCTCGATCCCCGACGGCCTAATCGGTGATGTGTATCCGTTCCCCGAAGCTACGGATGACGCCGTATGCAACTACATTGACCATGCAACTCTGCCAGAAGTGCAGCTTGTCCTCGTCGACCTAGTCATGGGCGAATGCCTGTCGGTGAGCCCCTATGACATCGAGGATCTGGAGGAACACTTCCACGCAGAAGAGTTCAATGCCCTGCTGGCCATGGCGCGTCACGAAGAGGTTGATCCCGCTGCCGTTCGCGCGCGGCTGGAAGACCAAGCCCCTGCTGCTGACGTAGCTGAGCAAGCGGAGCAGGCGCCTGCACCAGATGGCGAAACTCCACAAGACGCCCCAGCAGCAGACAGCAGCAAAAAAGCGAAGAAGGCCCCCACCGCAGCGCCGCTGGCGGCATGGCCGTTCCCACGCAGCTCCGAAGTCGCGAAAACCGAATCCCAACCTGCCGAGGCTTGATCATGCAAAACCTCTTTAATGCAGCCCAAGCCGACGCAGCCGAGCGAGCCGGCGAGATTTTCAGCATCACACTGGCGGCCGCACGGCCAGCAGAAGCACCACGGATCTACAGCCATGCCGACGTCGAGAAGATGATGACCGAACTCGTCAGCAAGCTCGATGGCATTCATCTGGCCATCTACCTCCAGATGCAGCGCGCACTGTGCCTCGTACTGGACGAGGTCACGCCCGGTGTCACCCCGATCAGCATCGACTCGCATCTGCCGGCCAGCATCATCGCCCAGGTACAGGCCGCATGCGATGCTTCCTTTGGCGCACTCTCAATGGTGGCAGCATGAAGAAAAATTTCGTATTCGTGTCCGGACACGTAGATGCAATCCGACCAGATTGCACCGACCGCAGATTCCTTGTCGTGGAGAAGCCGGAGGCTAAACTCCGCCGACCAGAGGTCGCAAGAAAGGCCGCCCAGTTGCAGCAGGCGAACCCCAAATTGTCGGACGAAAAGGCACTCACGCTGGCGAAAGCAATGATTACGGCGAAAGGGGGCACCGATCATGCGTAAAGCTAACTATGCCCCAATGTACTGCGCCCTGTATCCGCAACTGGCCGAGATCGCCCGCAGCCATGGCTACGCGCTGGCTGTACACGGCACGTTGGCACGCGATATGGATCTCACCTGCATCCCATGGACTGAATCGCCAGCAGACCCTGCAGATGTCGTCAAAACCATCACCAGCACGTTCGCCCTAAAGACTGTCGGCGAGCCAGACACCACACATCACGGCCGCGAGCGCTGGACTATCTCGATCGGCTTCGGGGAGTGCTTTATCGATCTGTCGTTCATGCCGCGCCACCACGATTCGCGGCAATCGAACAAAATATCTGAAGGAGAAAGTGCACCATGCAACCCATGATAATGAACTACCTGAATTTGCTTGAATTTAGCTATACGAACGCGCTGATACAGGACGACTGCCCACCCGCCAGCCGGCTAGCATTTATCGCTAGCGCTGTGTTCGACTTCACCACCTATGAAGATGAGATAGCAG